CCAGCCTACAGCCAGACGGAAGTGAGCCTGCGCTCCAAGCCTATCGAGCAAGGCTATGCCCACTTCCATATTCACAGTGACCCTAATTTCCTGTGGCTGGAGTTGGCATGAGCATCATCACCAGAATCAAAAGCGCCATCGGCCTGGAGGAACGCGCCGTGCTGGGCATTGGTGGCTGGCCTGTGCCGTCTAGCTACTCTTCCGTCACGCCTGACAGCGCCCAAGGTATTGCGACTGTTTACGCGGCTGTGGGCACCATTGCCGAGGCCATCGGATCATTGCCTTTGCACCTGTACCGCAGGGACGGCGACGACCGAACAAAGGCAATCGAGCACCCGCTGTACGCCACCTTGCACCATGCGCCCAACGAGCACCAGAGTGGCCAGGAATTTAAGGAATGGATGACGGCGACTATGCTGCTGACCGGCAACGCCTACGCCAAAATCACACGCGGATGGGATGGCCAGACCCGCGCCCTTACCCCGCTAGTGACAGACCGGGTTACCGTCATGCGCAAGGCCGAGGGCATCAGCGGCTATGAATACCGCGATGCGGACGGGAAGCTAGAGCGTTTCTTGCCCGGTGAAATTTTCCACCTTCGCCACCGCGCTGGATCTGATCCGCTGGTGGGCATTAGTCCCATTCAAGCCGCCAGGGCCGTGATTCAACTTGCACAGTCCGAGGCCCAACATGGGCAATCGACGTTTGACAACGGCGGCAAGCTGACGGGCGTGCTCAAGGTGGCGTCTATGCTCAAACCCGAGCAACGCCAGGCCATCGGCGCATCGTGGGCAAGCCAACATGCAGGTGCTGTGAACAGCGGCAAAACTGCGATTTTGGAATCTGGCGTGGAGTTTCAGCCACTGAGCATGAACCTTCAGGACGCTCAGTGGATTGAGTCCCGCCGTTTTTCAGTGGAAGAGGTTTGTAGGATTTTCAAGCTGCCGCCCGTTTTGTGCGGCGACCTCAGCCACTCGACATATTCCAACAGTACCGAGATGTTCCGATGGTTCGTGGTGCATACGCTCAAGCGCCACATGAGCGCCTGGGAAGGTGCCATTACCCGACAGCTACTGACGCCAGCCGGTGCCCGCGTCTATTACCCCGAGTTCAATGCCGAAGGGATGCTGAGAGGCGACCACGCCAGCCGCGCAAGCTTCTATTCCAGCGCCATCGCTTCGGGATGGATGCTCCCATCGGAGGCCCGCCGCCTGGAGAGCATGAGCACGATTCCCGGCATCGACGCCACCGCTCCCAACACCACCGCCGTGACCGCGCCCGGTGCTTACCCGAGCAAGCAATGAGCCGCCCGCCCGACTTCTTTAAGAACGCCAGGCAACAGCCACCCAAGGGCCTGGACAGCAACGGTATGCCCGAAGAGCGCCGCGTGAATGGCTACGTTGTCAAACCACCAATGAGGTGGACAAAGGACAGCAACGGGCGCGTGCTGCCGCTCAATAGTGCAGCGTGGCGCAAGCTCAGAAAACAGGTGCTGGCCGAAGAACCACTGTGCCGACACTGTGCAGCGCAAGGGCTAGTGGTGCCAGCTACTGAGGTTGACCACATGAATGGCGCAGCGGACAACAGCCGGGATGCGTTGCAGGCTCTGTGCAAGCCCTGCCATTCGATCAAGACCATGGCAGAGCTGTACGGACGTGAGGCACGCATGGGATGCGATGCGGACGGCAACCCTATCAACCCATCACACCACTGGAATAAAGCTGCTGTAGGCCCGTCTGGTGCGTCCTAGCAACAGTCCTATTGCAGAAATCACCAGAGTGTGATAAGCGAATACCGACCTGTACCCTTCGCTTTAACGCTGACTGCCTAAAAAAGAGGCACATATGAAACTGACACCCAAGCGAAAGCGCTCCGACAGCGCCTCAGCCGCCATCGCAGCCACCCAAGCCGCCGCCCTGCCGCCCTTGTCGCCGCCTGCCCATGTGCTGGTGCCAGACGGTGCGCGCCCGTTTTGGGACGCCATCGTGCAGGCCCGCCCGCGTGACACCTGGAACCCGGTGGACATGGCGAGTGCTGCCAACCTTGCCCGCGTGCAGTTCGCCCTGGAGGCCGCGCCCGTAGGCTCCGACGACCATGCGAAGCTGACCCGCCTTGCCCTTGCCCTGACACGCGCTATCGCTGTCAACACGGTGGCCACGGTCGGACGGTCGGCAGACATTGCCAAAGGTGCCGAGCTGGAACGCAGCGCACGCCAGGACGACGGCGACGACCTGATCCCGACGTTGCGCATGGTGACGGGGTGATTCCTGCCACCGCTACAAAAATCATAGTGCAGTCTCATAATCAAATTCTATCGGGCACAGTTCTTGCGGGTTGCATAATCCGTGCCATGCACTTTTGATAGTTTCCATCAATCAGACTGCAACCCCATGTCCCGCGCTGCCCGCATCATCCAATTTATCGAGGGCTACCTGCGCGTGCCTGAAGGTAAGGACGTGGGCCAACCGCTGGTGCTGGCAGACTTCCAAAAGAAGTTTCTGATTGACGTTTTCGACAACCCCCACGGCACCCGCCGCGCCATCCTCAGCATGGGCCGGAAGGGGGGCAAGACCGCGCTTATCGCCGCCATCCTCGCCGCCTTTGTCGTAGGCCCTGAGGCTCGACAGAATGCAGTTCTAGTGAGCGGTGCACTCTCGCGTGAGCAGGCATCGCTGGTGTTCCGGCTGTGCTGTCTCATGATCCAGCAATCCCCGAAGCTGGCCCCGCTGGTGCGGATCATCCCATCGGGAAAACGGATCATCGGCCTGCCAATGGGAACCGAGTTCCGCGCCATGAGTGCCGAGGCAAAGACGGCGATGGGCGCGAGTCCCCTGCTGATTATTGGGGACGAATGGGGCCAGGTGCGTGGCCCGCAAAGCGACTTTATCGACTCGCTGCTGACGGCTCAGGGTGCGCACAAAGACCCGCTGCAAATCATCATCAGCACGCAAGCTGCCAACGATGCGGATTGGCTTTCAGCACAAATCGACGACGCCAGAGCCAGCCAGGATAAGCGCATCGTCTGCCACGTCTACGAAGCGCCTGCCGGGTGTGATCTGCTAGACGAAAGCGCATGGCGCGCCGCCAACCCCGCCCTGGGCACGTTCCGCAGCCTTGACGACCTCAAGGAGCAACTGACGCAGGCGCAGCGTATGCCGAGCATGGAAAACAGCGCCCGCAATCTGCTGCTGAATCAGCGGGTATCGACTGTCTCGCCATTCATATCGCCGGACGTGTGGAAGGCGTGCGCAGCCCTGCCCGCCTTTTTGGGTGACGTGCCTGTCTGGTGCGGCTTAGACCTGAGCGCCCGCGTGGACATGAGCGCCCTTGTGATCGTCGGCCAGGTGGATGACGTGTGGCAGGTGCAGGCGCACTTCTGGACACCCGAAGTAGGCCTTGCTGACCGTGCCCGCCGTGACCGTGCCCCCTATGAGGTGTGGCACCGCCAAGGCTTCTTGCGGACAACGCCAGGGGCATCAATCGACTATGAGCATGTGGCCACCGACATGGCCGAAATACTGGCAGACCTTGACGTGCGGGCGATTGCCTTCGACCGCTGGCGCATCGACGTGCTGAAAAAGGAGCTGGATCGTATCGGCCTAGACCTGCCGCTAGAGCCGTGGGGCCAAGGCTTTGCATCAATGGCCGGTGCCCTCGACACGCTGGAAGCCGAGCTACTGAATGGGCGGGTTCGCCACGGTGGGCACCCAGTTTTGCAAATGAATGCGAGCAACGCTGTGATCGTCAAAGACCCAGCGGGCAATAGAAAGTTAGAAAAATCGCGCAGCACGGGCAGGATCGACGGCCTTCAAGCGCTGGCCATGAGCATGGGTGTGGCCAGCAAAGCCACCGAGGCGCAGGGGATCGGGTTTGATGCCTTCACGTTCGTTTGATTTTCTCGCCCTAGCCGGGGGGCCACATGAGTGGAAGGCCGGACGCGGATTAGTCGGACAGTGCCGCGCATAAGAAAAACCCCGACAGCCAGCAAGTGGGCTTTCACGGACTGGGCGCAAAGGTGAGTGATTCTCTGATGCGTCCATGGCCCTGATCCTTTCTCCCACGGTGCTGGCACCTATTCCAACCATTTGAAAGAAATCAAATGCTGACAACAGAAGAAGTAAAGCGGCACTGCCGTATCGACCACAACGACGAGGATGCGCTGCTGCTGGCCTTGATAGATACCGCCATTGCGGCCTGTGCGGACTATCTCAACATGGATGCCGCTGATCTCGTGGTGGCAGTGCCCGCGCCGGTGAAGTCTGCCGCCTTGTTGCTGGTGGGCGCACTCTACGAACAGCGGGAAAGCCAGGGCGACCGCCCGTACAACAAGAACCCGGCATTCGAGATGTTGCTGGCACCGTACCGGGTTCACGCATGAAGGCCGGACAACTTGACCAGCGCATCAGCGTGGAGCGGCTGCAAGGTGGCGTAGACGAGCTGGGCCAGCCCATCGAGGCATGGGCACCCCTGTTTACTTGCTGGGCTGCTGTGGAGCCGCTGACGGGCCGGGAATACCTCGCCGCGCAAGCTGCTGTCAGTGAGGTGACGGCAAAAATCAGAATGAGGTTTCGCCCATGGATGACTGCCGAGGATCGCGTGATCCATGACGGCACCATCTACAACATCGTGAGCCTGATCGACGTGCGCTCAGAGAATCGGGAGCTGGTGTTGATGTGCAAGGCGCTCTCCTAGTTGTAGCACCCGGACAGATGGCGTATCATCGCGCCACGTTTTCGCTCTCTAGTGGCCCTAGAAAGCCGAAAGCCGCTACCCCGGCAAGGGTTGCGGCTTTCTGGGAGTGAAACAGTTCTAAACGCGGGTAAACGCCTGATCGCTCCGTTGCGAGTGATTATGCCAAAACCCCGGACAGACTGCATAGTGTTTTGCACGTCAACCTTGCGCCGTGGTACAGCTTCTTTAAGACTTGTCACCCTCACGGCGCTCTGGTTCCCGGCTGGAACACCATGGCCAGGCGCTACAGCGGGAACCTTCCACAGCGCCACCGAGAGGCTTTTAGCCGCGACCGGGTGAAGGGCAGGGCGAACCTGTGAACGCGGCTTTTGTACGGCTACGCCAGCCATACAGACCCGTTGCAGGCTCCGACAGGCTCCGTCTGGCATACATCGGGAAAGCGCAAAACTCGATTCACTTCGAGCTGGGCGAAGCTTTCCCGAAGCCCACCAACCCACCATCCAGCATGTACCTGCCAAGACAAAAGACAAGGGGGGACAAGTCTGGTTTTTGTCTTAAAGGGAAGTTCTTTTAATAGGGTATTCGGCAAGCGCAGCGCGTCAGGCCGTAGGCACCAGTGGAGTGTGGGGAACTGGCGAACCGCGCAGCGGCTGTGCCCACCCTCGTGGTGGGTGCAGGCCAGTTATCCATACGGGGGAACAAGCATGGCCTGTGAGCGTACAGAAT